TTATCTCCTTAACTCTGCTTTTATATCAGATACATCTTTTTGGATATTATCCATAATACCAAACTTATCTGATAGTTCTTTAATAATTGTCTGGTTTTCATATATGGTATCTTGGTACTTTCCTTCTCTTTGTTTGCTATCATAAAGTACATATAAGAATAAGAAAACAAAAAGAGTAGCCCATATTCCGTTATTTGTTGCTAGTTTAAAAAGTGTTTCTTCCATGTTTCACCTGCTTTCTAAATGATTAAAGAAGGACCTAAAAAAGCCCTTCTTATTGGGGGTGTTTGTGTCGTATAAGTTTCCTAAGCTGCAATTTCTCCCGTTGCTAAATATAAAGCTACCGATACTCTATAGTTTTCTTCAACCACAGCTTTTTCACTGCCTTCCGCCTCTTCTAATTCGTATCTTTCTATTTTTACTAAGTAAGCATAACTTTTAATTTTCCATTCATATAACATAATCAATTTCCTCCTTTTATTTTAGATTTTTCATTTCTTGCTTTAATCCTTCTATTTCACTAGAAAGCTGTATTACTGCCTCGGCTAAAAATGCTTTTTCTTCATCTACTTGTTCATTCACTATCTCAGGCATAAGTTCAGGTCTTTCTGTAGGAATTATATCTACTATTTTACCATCTTTAATTATCAAATCCATATATGGTGCATGTGTCTTTAATTTTTCTATAAGTTCTTCATTTTGTATATCGGTTTCGTCTATCACATAGTTACCATCACCATACCAATCTAAATGTGGAAATAGTGAATTTGTTTCTATAGAATTATCTTTTTTTATTATCAATTCAATTCCCCCTATCGACACACTGCGACATAATAATGTGTTACCCCATTAGTATTTAGTGTGGTGGTAAAATTTGTTGTTCCCAGTGTGGTCTTTGTTTGATCATGCCTAGTTGAATTACTATCATGGTACACACCGTGATTTTTTAACGCTATATCTTGATAATAATATGCTTGATTGTAAGATAAAATTACAAGTATAGGTTCTGCTCCTAATGAAATAGTACGTGATTGACTTCCATTACCAGTATAAGTACCATATATTACTTTAGCGGTATTTTGTGAAACTATAGCCTCTTTTAATCTTAAAGGAGTTATATATGTGTCATTAGACGTACCTGCTTGTGCCTGTGATTGAGTTGCAATCGGATAGTTTTGTACATTACCTAGTCCTACATCGCTATTCACTAAGGTTACTGCTCCAGTTTTACCCGCTACAGAAGTTACCGTATTGACCTGTGCACCTGCTTGTATTCCTGCGAATTTTGTTCTATCCGCTGTAGTAAAATGTCTCACATCATCTGCCTTATGTGAATCTAACTCTGTAGATAAAGTTTCTACTTCATTTATTTTACTTTTCAAACTATCATCTAATTCTTGCCAGGTAATTCCTTTCATTATATTCACCTCTTTATTCTATTATTTATATCGCATAAATTTCCTAATCCAAAATTTCTCCTGCTTCTAGATATATTGCTACTGCTGTTCTATAACTTTCTTGAACCACAGGTCTTGCACTACCTTCCACCTCTTCTAATTCATATCTTCCTATCTTTACTAAGTAAGCATAACTTTTAATTTTCCATTCATATAACATACTAAATTCCTCCTTTTAATATTTGAATTTCTTGTTTTAACTCTTCTATTTCACCAGAAAGCTGTATTGCTGCCTCAGCTAAAAATGCTTTTTCTTCATCTACTTGTTCATTCACTATATCGTGTATAGGTTCAGGTCTTTCAATCGGAATTACATCAACTATTTTATCGTCGTCAATCACCAACTCCATATAGGGAGAGTGAGATTGTATCTTCTCGATTAATGCTTTATTTTCTTCTCTTGTCTCATCAATTACATAATTACTCTCGTTGTACCAATCTGTGTTAGGAAACCAAGAGTTTGTTTCTATTGTCCTATCTTGACGTACAATCACGGTTATTCCTCCTTGTGTATTTGTTAGCCTATAGCAAGCCACTCGTAAGAAGTACCTGCTTCATTTGGCTTTATATAGTTACCGACATTATTTAACGTTACGCCCGTAGTAGTCATAATTACCCCTGAACTACTATTAGTTGTATTATATATTCCCAATAAAAATGTGTAATTAGACCGAAAAGTAGTGAATAACGTGTGGTTGGGGTCTTTTTTAATTATATAAAATACCATCGGCATAAAACCTACCTCAATTGCTCTGTTAGTAGCATCATTCCCTGTGTACGTTCCTCGGGCTACTTTGGTGCTTTTAGATTGCATATATTGAGCTACCTTTAAAGGTGTCACATATGCAGTATCGACTGTTCCTGCCTCTGCTTGCGCTTGTGTTGCGATTGGGTAGTTTGATATATTAGCCAATCCCACGTCAACTTTAGTAAGAGTAACAGCCCCTGCTTTACCTGCAACACTCGTTATTGTATTAACTTGAGCCCCTGCTTGAATGCCACTAAGTTTATTCTTTTCTGCTATTGTAAAATGCTTCTCATGATCTGCCTTATGCGAATTAAACTCACTTTCTAAATCTACCAACCCTTGAACCCTGTCTTTCGGTAAGGAATCAATCGCAATTACTTGCCCACTGACACTTCCTTCCTCTCCAATAGGTATATTTTTCCACACTTCAATTGTCACCTTAGATTCTACTGTTAGAGGACTTTTTAGGATTATTTTATTAGTTCCTACTGTAAAATAATCTGTATCTCTTTGAACTGTATTAATATATACCTTTACTGTATCTGTCTGTTTATCAAAAGTTTCAAGAGGAATTTCTATTTCTGCAGTACCAATTGCAACATCATTAAATTTATATTCATATACATTAAGCTTGGGAATACCAGTTTCTGTTACTAGGGTTATTTGTTGATCCGTATAAGCCTTAGCATTATTTTCAGCTGTATCTGCTTTAGCCTGTGACCCTATAGCTGTTTCTTTTTCATTTATCTCTTGACCAATTTGATTCAAATCCTTCTCTGTTACTACGTCATCATATTTCCAATCTGTTCTTGCCATTATACCACCTCCGTAACTTTAAAAGTTTGTTTGAATATTGAATCTGCTGTAATAGGTACATATACTGTATTATCACTTATTACCTCATTATTTAATTTTCTTACCTCTATTCTTTCTACAATTGCAACTGCACCATTGGGAACTGTGTAATTAATAGTTAATAGATTATCCTCTACAGTTTTAGAGTCGAAATTTGTAATTTCATATTCTCCGCTATTTAATACGATCTTAAATGTTTCATTATTGATAAATACCGCAATATCATTTAAAAAACTTATTGGCATCATTTAATTATCACCTCACCTTTCAGCCTTGCAAACGGAATAGTTCCTAATCGCCAGGTTGTGCCTAATCTTGTTTTTCTTTCAAGTTGGTTCAATATAATATGTTCTTCTATTGCTATATTAGAGCCTAAGGTTGTTCTCTGCTTATATAGCATATTTGCAGGCTTCGTTGTATATATCGTCCTCTCAACTTCCTTAAAAAGACCAGCATCCTCTATAGCAGCCTCTACTATTAAAATAAATTCTTGTACATCTATACTCGCTACTGTCTTTCCTTTACCAACTAAAAAGTCTAACCTCTCTTGTAAGTATCTAACAGTAAAAGGTAGACTCATTGAATATCTATTTATTATTCTTTTTTTTCTAAAATCTAAGCTCTCTGTCGTTGATTCTGCTTGTATTCCTAGTACTTTTTCCCTGCGCTTTATGAATTCTAGGCTAGATGTTGTTACAAATTGATCATCAAATATATTTTGAATATTGTTCCACATTAAAGAAATTTCAGGATTCTCTGCTTTAGAAATCTCCTGAAATTCCTTAATTTCTTTTATTATCTTGGGTAAATAACTAGCTATGTCTATTTCTCTTTGTATCATACCGTTATCACATCCAAGGTCGGTATACTGTTAGCATCTAGAACCAGATTTTGCTGCACTCCATTGATAGATGTGTCTTGAATATCCAGTATTCCAGTAACATCAAGAAGTCTTACTTCTACTTGGCTGATACGAACTACTAAATTACTATTATCTGCCCATTCCTTAGCTAGGTCGTTATAATATTCATTGATCTTATCCTCGACATAGGGCTTTATATCTTCCCATACATAGCCATCTTGGAAGGTTATATTTGTAGTTATAGTAGTTAATGTCTCTACTACTCTCTCTACCGTTACCTTATGTCCTATAGGAGCTATACCTACTCCTTGCCCAGAGTTATTAATTGGATCTATTATATTCTGCACTGTACTGATTAATGATGTAGAAGGCACTTTATATTCGCTATCTATTATTACCAGCTTAACTGTACCTCCGCCATTCCATACTGGATAGACCTTTACGCCTCCTATCCCTTGAATCTTGTTAATCTTTTCCTTATAGTCTGCAATATTCCCACCAAAGGCCTCGGACTCAAGGGAATTAAAGTATCTCTGCCTTAAGCTTTCTGTTTCTTCCTCATCTTCACCTGGAATTAATATCTCAATAAGCTCTCCAGTTGCAAGATGTTGTATGTACTCAATAGGAATAATACTTCCAAAGTACTTATTTCCGATACTACCGGCAGTTTCACATTCCATTTTGTATTGTCCTTTTTCAATTTTCTCTACTGCTACATAGTTCAGATCATCTAAAGAAAATCTACTGCCTATAGGAATATCTAACAAATTACCTTCTCTATTTTTAAATATACCTTTTAACAATGCTTTCGTAGTAGGATAAGGATTTACACCTCTCTCGGCAGCTCTTCTGATTAAGTACTCTCTAGTTGCTGTATCTGCAAAGGTTTCATTCAGTATCACATCCATTTCTATATAGGACATCGCCAACTCTGCGGCGGCTGGCGCCAAAGCATCATATATAATTGATCCCTCTCTTTTATCAACATTACTAGGAACTCGTGTTAACATTCTCTCAAGAATTGCTTCGAAGGTTTGTTTTTCATACAATATTATTCACCATCCTTTCTACCTGCACATCTCCAAAAACTGTATTCACTGTAAAGGTGACATGTAGCTCCCCTTTATTAGAACTGAATACAAAATTATCTACGGAATTTATCCTATCATCTTGAAGAAGTGCTTCTGTTATTCTTTTCTCCAAATTAAAATGTGCAAAGTCTTTAGGTTTTCCAATTAAATCTTGAAGTTCTATGCCATAGTTCCAGCTATATATTGCATAATTATATCTTTCAGTAAAAAGAATCTTATAGATAGCTTGTTTAACCGCATCAATACCATCGGTATAACCTAATATTCTTTTATTCTCTAGATCTAGCCTATAAGTATTGCTTGGCTGTTCTATAATCTCAAAGCCTATATCGTTATCTGTTATAATATTTTGTGGTATCATGCACTCACCACCCTGTTAAGAATTATAAACTGTTGTCCTCCTTGCACTCTTAAAAGTAAGACCATTTCTCCCACTTTAAGATTTTTATGATGGATATGTGTTTTCTTACCTGTATATCCATGTTTATGTGGTTCAAGTGATCCATTTTGCTCTACTTCATCATCTACAGTAATTTCTACTTCTTTATCAATTACATTGTCTGTTAAAAGAAGAAAACTAGCTGGAATAGCTAGTCTTTGCTCGATTGTAATTACTAAAGGTTCTATGGAAGTAACAGTACCTATTAAAGTCTTCATAGGAGAAGCAGTATCTACTGCCTCAACTCCTGCTCTTTTCATCAATTTTAAAAGCTGCATTATAATCGCCCCCCTAGTTTTAAATCCATAAAATGCTCGTTATTAGAAAATCTATGTGTAGCGCCATCAATAAGCATATAATTTTGAATACTGACGTCTCCAATATTAGGTAAATTAATAACTAAACTAGCCCCTGCTCTAGCTCTGATATCACCTATTGCATTTTTGATACTTAGGCTTTTATCTTTTCTATTATATAGTTTAAGCAATGCATCTGCTTTAGCTTGAACGTTAGTTTTTTCATCTACTTCCTCAAAATATTGAAGTTTCCCCCAATTCTTTATACTGTCCTTATCTTCTGCTGGGTAAATTTCTATTTCTCCAGTGTCTTTATTTTTGAAAGACAATTTTATTTGGTTATATGCATTATCTAAAGATGTCTTGTAGTCGAAGTCTTCTGCCGTATTATCGCCTACTACTAGATTTATTCTCATCGACTCCATATTTTTTAATGTTAACCTTCCAAAATCGTCATAAAGAACATAAAGCTTTTTTGTATTATCAAAAGTAAGCTTTAAAGCGTCATATATAATATCAAACAAGGTTTCATTATATTTAACTCTTTCAGCAATCACATAGCCTGTATCTTCAACATCTCCTATTTTAAGATTTTGTTGTGATGCAATAATTTTAAGTACATCAGAAGCTTTTTTATTTTCATAAAGGCAAATATCTTTATATTTTAAATACCTAAGCTGATCATATGCTGTAACCTTTATAACCTGCTCTTTGTTTCTTGATTTATCCCATACATATCCAAAGAATACATCTTTATCATTCACCCTAAACCTTACAGAGTTTCCCTCTTGAAAATTGATTACTTCATCTTTTAAAACATTAAATTCTAGTTTTCCAGGAGAGCCTAATCTTTCAGTAGTCCAAATAATGTCACCTTCAATTAATGGGCTGTAAAAAATTCCATTATTCTCAATTATTAATTCATACATTCAATCACCTCAACCTTAAAATCTGTCCAGGAAAAATTAAATTTGGGTTTTTAATGTTGTTTAAAGTAGCTATTTCTTTGTATTTGCTACCGTCCCCTAACTGTTTTTTGCAAATATCCCATAGTGTATCCCCTGAAACTACAGTATGTGATTTTAATGGCTCTTTTGCAGGTCTTTCTGCTCCAATCACAAATTTAGGTTTCTCATCATCTGAAGAAGGTTCCTGTACTTTCAGGGTCTGAGTAGCATATCTTTTATATTCTTTCAGATCTACTGAGACTACAATATCCATCCCATTACTACTATCTTCTATAATGCTATAGCTCTCTAGAGTTACCTCCATACTGGTTTTAAATAAAGAGTATCCAGAAGGAGTTAAACTGTCTACTTCAAATATAAAAGGCTTTTTATCCTTTACAAGCTTTTTAAATAGCGCTAAATAATAAAGAGGTTCTTTAAATCCACTTTCATATGCAGCAAAAGGATATTCTACCGAAGGAAGTAATACCTCAAAACTTATCTCTGTAAGTCCTGGTCCTTTCAGAATATTTATTTCTCCAAGGTTCATTAAATCTACGGTTTTACTCTTCGTATTTATTTTACGTGTAATCTTAGAAGGAGCTACTGGGAGTTTAACATTATCAATGAAACAACTATACATTATAATCACCTTCCGCTTCGCTTTCTATCGCTTCTGATAAACGTTCCTCTATACGTGTTATAATCCCATCAACATCGGCCGTTTCTCTTACGTCCCCAAAGCTATTCGATACTTCAAATTTTACATCTCTAAGCACTGTTCTATCGATTACTTCTCTCTCTGCTAGGTCCCTCATGTATGTTAAATCTTCTTCGGAAATTTCCATGCTGTCCTTCAAAGCACTTGTATTATCGGCTATATTTGCTAAATTTTCCTCTACATTATATTCTCTGAATGGGGGTTCAAAATTAGAATCATCTGCTTGCTTTATTTTTGCTGTATTTATTTCTAATTGTCTTTTAGCGGCTGCAACTTTAGCATCAAATTTCATTTGCCCCAAAGTCGCTTCACGATTTGCTATTTCGGATTCAATAGAGCTTCTCTTACCATTAAACTCCATTTCTCTTTTTCTTTTTTCTGCTTCATTTTCTATCTCTGCAGTTGTTCCAAAGGTTACGTGTTCTATAGTCTCAATCGATATACCTGGAATTTTATTTATATAGCCAATAAATTTATTTATAATATCAATAGCACCATTTACCATGTCCTGTAATGTATTTAGAACTCCAACCTTCATGTCTCCCAAATAGTTTTGTATATTAAGGCTGAACTCTAAAAATTTAATGTGCAAATTGGCTAATAAATCTAATATCCAATAAAGAGCAGTAAAGAAGCCTATTTTTAAATTATCTAAAGCCGTAAGTATTTCATTTACTACGATTAGCCATGCGATTTTGATTCCACCTACGGACTGAACCCATCTATAAATAAGTCCAATTACTATTCCAATCATAATCGCAAAAGTCGCTAAAGGGTTCATCATCATTACACCTATTAGGCCCGTATGGGCTGCTATTGCTAAAGAAATTGCAGCTGATTTTAAACCTAAAATTATAGTTTGTAATTTTAATGCTGCCGTATAAATTCCTACAGCTATGGCTACTGCAAGTACAATAGGCTCAAGTGTATTCCAATTTTTTGCAAGTAAATTTATAAATTCCAATAGTGGTTGTGATACCATAATTGCTTTATTTACAACAGAAGTCCATACCTGTGCCCAAGTCATTGGTATATTTTCTAAAGCTGCATTAGTTTCATTCACAGCACTAAACATGGCATTTCTAAGAACATTTGCTGTTATTTGACCTTCTTCTGCCAATCTACTAACTTCTTCTATTCCTATACCCATATAATCAGCAATGGCTTGAACTATTGTAGGTGTTTCACTAAATACGCTATTCAGGACATCGCCATTCAGAGCTCCTCGAGCTATAGATTCCGTTAATTGACCCATTACATCGTTGATTCCTTGTGCAGACGTTCCTGAAATTATAAAATGCTTGTTTATCTGTTCAGTAAAAGCTATGATTTCATCATTACTTCCAAAAGCATTTTGAGCCAAATTTCCTATTTTAGCAACCGCATCTGCTGTTGCTAAGTACGAGCCTCTTGATTTTTCTGCAGCTTGAAATATTTTTTGTTGTAGCCCTTCCACTGTGTTATGTTCGTCTACCATAGAGTCAAGATGTGCTTTCGTAGTAGCCATCTGATCAGACAGCTCTACAATTTTGCCTACATTCACTTTAATATTCATTGCCTCTGCTAAACTTTTAAATTGATCTAAAAGTCCATTGGCTGCTTCCTCTCCACTTTGAATAGTGGCATTTAAATTTATTTGCTCTGCGTTTACACGAATTATTTGTCTTTCAATATTTCCAAAGGTTACTGCATCATGAAATTGTATAGACTCAGTAATTGTAGCCAATCTATCACCGCCTTTCATTTAAAAGTATTCAAATAAAAGCACTTTACACTAGTGCTTTCATTTCTTAAATTTTGTTTTCCTAATCAATATTAGAAAATCATTCGTTTATCTTCGCCTTGTATTTTGTTTCATTTTATTGGCCTCTTTTTTATCATTTTCAGCTTTAATCTGAATAAATCCAATAACTACGGCTTTTTCTTTTCTAGTTAAATTTAAATATTGGGAGGGGAGCATTTTAAGTTTATGAAAACAATAGTAAGCATAATTAGCATCTGCATCCCCTTCCCTTATTAGTTTTTTGCTTCTTCAACCAGTTCTTCCATTCCTACATCAAAACCATTGATTTCTTGAATATGTCTTAAAAACTCAGCATATTCTCCTGGAAGTAGCATTTTTTTAAGTAGTTCTTCAGATCCCATGGCTTTATAGCTATTTTGCAACGCTACATCATGTAAATTCGGATATACAATACAAGCTACAGCTAATTTACCTAAGTATTTAGAATAATCTATTTCAGGAACAAGAATGTTCTTTTTGCCTGGTACTGGTACTTTTTTAGTACACGCCTTTTTGATAGCTTCATCTTCATCACTGGTTATTGGTTTAACCTTCCATTCAATAGGCTTTCCATTCTCCATAAATCTTTTTGACACAACTAATTTAATATCTTCTGCAATTTGAACATTATCTGCCATAAATGCGCTTAATCCACTCATTAATTATCATCCTTTCATATTTAAAAAATTCATCTTATACTATACATAGTCTTACATATTATTTAATTAAAAAGGGTTCCAAAAGGAACCCAATTATATTTTCATACCTGGTAAAACATTAAATTTTTCAGGTATCTCAAAACTTTCAAATGTAAACTCAAAATCTTCATTGAGGTACTCCGCCTCTGCATCAATTTTTGCTAGAATTCCCCCATCAATATTGCAATCTCTTAAGATGACCGTCTGCCTTCCAACCATACTTGTAGGATCTTCATTCGTTATCTGCATATCGAAGTAGAAATCTTGTCCCGTTGTAGCATATCTATATAAAAGTTCTCTAAAAATACTGGTATTATAATGGAACGTAGCACTTCCTGTACCTTCCCACCCAGTAGATTTATTTCCTTTTCCAGTCCTACCTAATATAGGCACCTTAACCTTTGTTTTGCTCATCTTTACTTCTATACTAGTCGCCTGCATAAAGTTGTATCGATTTCCTTCTACAGTAATAAAACATTCTGCTAAAGAACCACTCATTGCATCCATTGCATTCATAGTTTCAATCATAATCTATCCCTCCATTTATTCAACGATAGTAGTAACATACAGCTTAGTCATAGCTGTTATAGGCTTTATATACTTAGTTACTACTACTGATTTTTTATCATTTCCTGCCTCTACGGTTATATCATCCGCTTTAAAATTCTCTATGGCTGATATTTTTTGCATCTCTTTTCCTAACTCTACAATATCACTCCAAAATGCTATTCTGCCTGCATCATTGTTCTGCACCTTTCCTAGATATCTAGTATTAAATATTAATGCTGTATCTATAGCATCTTGATCCAGAGTTCTTATCACTTGATTAGAATTAAAGTCTGCACTCTTCTCTACAGTAAAGGAGATAAATGTATTAATATCATCTAAAACATTTACCTTATCGCCTACTTTATGGAACATAAACTTACCAGTTTTTAATCCAGTTTCAAGTTCAGATTGCTTATAGTTTACATCAATCATATGCTCCCCATCATAGAATTTGTTAGCTATCGACTTATTAATAGGACACCCTGCTACTTGACCAGCTACCCAGTAAATTAAATCCTCTTCTTTAACTCCTTCGCCTAAAGCTCTATTTTCTATAGAGATGATACCTTCATAATCAGCCGCATTCTTTCTATATACTACAGTTTGGAATTTAACGCCATGTTCATCTCTCATTCGTTTAGTGAATTGAATAAATAAGTCTTTAATTAAATCATCATCACCAGCATAGCCTAAAGTATTAAAACTAAAAGCTTCTATTTTATCAAGGAATGAAACATAGGCGTTCCCATCTACAGTTCCATTCGTTCCACCTGTTAAGGAAATTCCTGCACTGGCTGCAGGGATTCCAGTACCGCCAAACACGACAAAGCTATTTGCTTTTAATTCTTCAATCGTAGCTACCGTTTGTTCGTCAACTTTCCTACCTTCAAGATAAGTAAGTACATCGAACTTAGCTTCATCATCAATATTAACTCGCACTGCTACTTTAATATCGTTACCTCTAGTTCCGCCGTATCTAGCTGTTACGGTTAATGCTTCTACTGTATTGCTGGCTTTAATTCCCCCAGAATTGATTCTGTATACATATGCAGTTTTTGCACCTTTAAAAATTTCTCTTAAAGACTTCATCTCTGCAGCTGTATAGGAATATCCAAATATATTCAAGCTATCTTTTTGTAGACTTGCTGCTTCAACAGTAATAACTTCATCTTCAGCGCCCCAATTTAGTTCTAGAGGAATTGCAACATAACCTCTATCACTTAAATTAGCAGAAGCTCTAGTTGCTGAAATAAAGTTAATATACGAACCTGGTAAAATTTTATTTTGTGTTAAAAATGTACCGCCACCTAATGCCATATTACTTCACCTTTCTTTCTTTAAATTGTTTCACTAAGTCATCAACTTCAGCTAGTGAATATGTCTTTTCTTCTTCTAGCAAAATATTTAATAGATCCTTAGGATAATTAATATTTTTACTTCTTAAAATTTGTTCTTTTGTGAATAATGTCTTGGAACCTTCACTATTCTTTTTCTTAGTCAAATGAATCACCCTTTCGTTTTGCTCGATTGTTCAAGGTCTCCCATAAACTCATGTTTATTAGGAGTTTTTAGTATTGGGAAGTTAAATTCTATAGAAAAACTTAATTCTGTATCTGCTACCTCTAAGCTCATTTTACTGCCTCTCAACAGCACATTGTTACTTTCAACGTACTCTATGCAATTTAGCAGTTTGTCTCCTACTTCATCGCATTGAGCCAGCTCACTTCCGTTTTTTGCAGGATAAAATTTTATTACAAAGGAATTATTCTTGTAATATCTTTGCCCTGTACTATGAATCAGAGAAGATTTAGCATGCCGAATAAAAAAAGTAGGTAGATTTAAATCCTGCTTAGTTTCTTCCATCTCAGTATAAATAGAATACTCTTCTCCAAATACAGCCTCTAGTTTTTTACTAATACCAACTTTAATATCTTCAATTTTAGTCAGTGTCAAACACCTCCTTAAGATATTTAGCATTACCTTTCTAACTGTAAATACATATTTCATTTTTATGAATGTAGCCATTGCTAGTCAAGCAGAAAAGCTAATGCTTTTATCTTTAATTTGCTAATTTGGTTCTCTTTGTCTTCTACTATCATCTTTAATTTCTTATATTTGCTATTTACTTCTTTAAATCGCCACATGGGCACATATTGATCTTTAATAGTAGATTTGTGAATCTCCAATATTTGTTTTGCTACTTCCTTTGTAACGCCTAACTTTAACAATTGTTGTAATGTCATTATTTTATTTCTCCTTTAAAATTTACGCTTTTTTACGTGGGTATCGTCCACGAAATAAAAAACCCCACCATATTTGGCAGGGAGTTATATAGCTATGATAACTTTCGTATATTTCTTTTTCATACTATCATATTAACATGACTGTTTTGACATTGTAATGACATCTTTTATTAGACAGTTATGTCACTAGGGAGTAAAAAATCTCCTACGATTTAGTAGCGGATTTTTAAAATTAGAACCTTGTTCAGTTCTTTTTCATATTACCATATTAACACGATTATTTTGACATTGTAATGACATCTTTTTATTAACTATACAACACACTCTTTTAATATACGATATATTTGTCTTTCTGAATAACCCAATCTTTCCGCTATATTTTCTACCGACATATTTTCTTTTAGCTTTAAGTACATTACCTTATACTGTATGCCTTCAAAATTTTTAAGTACATTCTCAATTTTTTCTTTGTATTTCATTTTTTCTTCTAATATCTCATTTAGAGCAACTAATGTATCTTCTAGCCTTTCCATTCGATCTATCAAGCGATCTAAAGGTATATGTACGATGTTTCCTTTTGCTTCTCTTGAATAATCTACAGCAGTAATATCCTTAGGCCCCTGAATCATAAGTTTTTTAATCTGCTTTATTTCTGTTTCTATAGACTCTATCCTTATCTTTAATACTTCTATCTCTCTACATAGGTCTTGATAATTGTCGATACCATCTAATTTATTTCTCTCTTTTACTTTCTCTATTCCCATTCATATCCACCTTTCATCTTTCGATTCTGTTTTAGAATTAATTCTATTTTAAATTTATTTTGTTTTAATTTCAATTCCAATATAGAATCAATTAGATAAATTATATGTATGATCCTCAAGTTATCTTTTATTATCTTGCAATTATTCTGTTTTTGAATTATTATATAAATATATTAATTCTATTTTTGAATCTTAAGAGGTGTTTAAAAATGAATGTTCACGAAAAAATAAAAGAAATCCGAAGCAAAAAAGGTTTATCCACCTATCAATTATCAAATTTAACAGGCATATCACAATCTGCTATTAGTAAATTAGAAAATGATAAAAGAAAAATTGATGTAGAAACACTACAAAAAATAGCAGATGCTTTGGATGTTCCTATCGATGAATTTTTTAAAGATGAAGATATGGAGATTAACGAACCACTCCATAACATTAATAAAATTGCTAAAGAAAATAAAATAGAAACCTTAGCAGCACATTTTGAAGGGGAAAGTTTTACTCAGGACGACTTAGAAGATATCGAGGAATTTATTAAATTTGTTGTTGCTAGAAAGAAAAAATAGCATATTATGGCAGTCAAAAGGGGGCAAGAAATATGGATTATGAACAAATGATAATAGAGGCTTATGAAAAAGGCATAGAAGTCTACGAAATTAATTTTAAAGGGAATGGTAAGGGATATTATTCTGATAATATCATTGGAATTTCAAAAAATATAGATACGAATAGCGAAAAAAAATGTGTTCTCATTGAAGAAATTGGACATATGGAGACTAGCTTGGGAAACATATTAGATCAGTCTAAAATCGAAAATAGACAACAAGAAAGGCGAGCAAGAGCTTGGGGGTATGAGAGATTAGTTGGAATCGTTGACTTAATTAATGCTTATAAAAATGGCATTAGAAATCGGTTTGAATTAGCTGAATATCTGGATGTAACAGAAAAATATATAGATGAAGCTCTTAATTACTATAAAGAGAAATTTGGACTTTATTATGAAATAGACAATTATTTGATTTATTTTGATCCTTTAATTGTACTAGAAAAATTTTAA